GCTTTCAAGAAGGGCACTTCGTAAGTTGGTTTGTTGTTGCTGTAAACACCCAAAGCATTTTGCAACGCGGGTGCGGGTCCAACTCATAGGTTGGGGTATTCCTTCAATTTCTTTCATAGGTGATTTCATGGCAACAGTCGTAAAAACTGGCGGTCCCCTCCTGTTCGATGTGAGTGGATTCGTGGATGACAATGGCAATCCGGTAACGGATACCGATCCGGCAACGTACACGTCGAGCGATCCGAGTGTCGCGACGGTGACGAACAACGCTCTCGATCCGCAGGACGGCGACATTACCCTCACGGGTAAGGTCACGGCTCCGGGTGAGAACGTGGAAATTGTCGCTTCGTTCCCCGCGCAAACTGGCGGGCAACCGTTCCAGGTGAAGGGCACGCTTGTTGTGATCGAACCGGCTGCGGCTGGCGCAACGGCTGTCATCACTGGTCCTGGCGTTATCGCGGGTGCGTAACTCGTGAGCATGACCCCCGGCATTTCGGTGCCGGGGTTTTCGAGGAGTGTGAAATGACAAGCGAAGAATTCGACGCCAAGTTCAAAGCAGGTGTAGTAGCCGGGAAAGCCTTCACCGATTCGCACAAGCGATTGATGCTGTTCTTGGCAGGCTTGGTTCTCGGTGTTGTTATAGGCGCGGCGTCATGTTCGAGTAAAGCCGCAACGATTACTGTCGGGCAAAGCACAGTTGATTCTCCGCAATGCACCACGTTGACAGCGGCTGCGCAAAATCAAGTTGGGAATCTCGCCGTGACGTGCAATAGCACCACGCCGACTCCAACTCCTACTCCTATCCCCATTGGTTGCGCCGGTTTCCAAGCGAATCCGGTTGAGATTCTGTGGCCCCCTGGTCACAACATCAATCAGCCGTTGCCGTTCTTTGGCCCGACGACTGCGTTGGTTGTCCATTTCAAAGTGACAGGTGCCGTTGGAGACACGGCGCTTTTTACGCTCGGCAATACAAGCGGCCCCAATTACAACCTTGTGCGCGCGAGCCTTGCAGCGATTCCTGGTTGCAATACTCCGACGATTTATCCGCCACCGTCGCCGGTCATGTGGGCTTCGGTTAGTCAGAACCCACCGTTGTCGATGATCGTCGGTGTTGTCCAAAGCGGCAAGATTACGGTGCAACCCAACACAGATTATTGGGTGACGATCGTGAATCGCAATGGTTATCCCGGTGTGAATTCTTGCGGTAACGCCAACTGTGGCACCAACCGTAGAATTGACTTCAACAACTGAGTCATGGCGCAAGATCCCATCTTTGGGTTTTTGGAAAGGCCCCCTGACACCAGTATTGGTTTCACTACACCTGGCGACGTGTCGAATTGGCACGACTATTTTTTGCGTCAGCGTGCGTTTATCGCAGAGATCGAAAATGTCGTCAATAATTTCATTGGGGGTGCTCCCCTTGTAATTGAAGATGAAGGCATTCCGGTTAGCACAGACACTCACCTGATAAATTTTCAGGGGGCGGGGGTCACGGCAACGGGTACTGTCAATGCTACGTTGGTGACTATTCCTGGTGGCGCACCGCCGTTGATTACCAAAGACGAAGGAACGATTCTTACTTTAACAACGGCGTCGTTGGATTTTATAGGAACGGGCGTTACAGCTACGGTAGTTGGTAATGACGTCACGGTTTCGATTCCAGGTGCGAGTGGCGGCGGCGTTGCAGAGTTCTTTTGGGGGTCGCAACGCGACGGAGCGGTTACGTTGGATGGCGTCTCGGCTGTCCCTGGATTTGTAAGAGCAGGAAATCTATACACGGCAAGTCGAAATACACACCACACAACGCTGACGATTAACGCGGGCGTTAGGATGAGTGGTGGTGGGTACCGCCAATATGGTTTGCTGCTTGTAAACAACGGGCACATCGATGGTGACGGAGTTAGCGCAATAAACCAGGCGGGTGGAGCGCAGTTACACACTGGTTTTTACGTGGGGACCAATGGCGGCGGTGCTGTAGGTGGCGGTGTTGGTGCGCAAAACGGTACTGATCTTCCGATCTTGGCAGGACTCGCCGGTGGGCGTGGTGGGCGCGGTGGAAATTCCGGCGGTTTCTTTGGCGGGGTAGTAACACCAGAGACATATCTTGTTGACAACGCCTTTGTTACCGCAGGTGGGCTTGACGAACTATATACGTTCGGCCTCGCGTTAATTCATGGGGCTTATTCTCTCGGCACTGGCGGCACTGTCAACCGTTTTAACGGCGGGGGTGGAGGAAGTGGTGGAGCGTCGATTGCCGGATCGCAAGGCGGCGGCGGTGGTACAGGCGGCGAAGTCCTTTCTCTGTATTTCAAAGTAATCTCCGGCACTGGAACAATCACAGCAAACGGAGCTAACGGTGGAAATGGAACTGGCGGGACTAATGGTGGCGCAGGGGGCGGTGCGGGCGGCGGTGGTTTGATCCAATTTGCTACGACGACACCAGGAGTGCAGGTAGCAATGGGTATGACAGTTACTCCGGGTACGGCGGGGGTTTCTCAAGGCGTTGCAACAGCGCCAACCGCTGCCGCCGTTGGAAACATTGTCGAGTATCTTTTTAGTTAAGGAAGCACGATGCCTACTACCGGCACCGCAAGTTTGCTTTGCACTCGCGACGATCTCATTACCGAAGCGTATAAGAAAATGCGCGTCGTCATGGAAGGAGGAGTTGCGAGCGCGACACAGATCGCGGATTCAACTTTGCGCTTGAACATGATAATCAAGTATTGCATGGCGCAAGGGCTTCCGTTGTGGACATACCAACAGATCGTGATTCCTACGGTTGCGAGTCAGGTCGCGTACACTCTCGGCCCCGTGGGGGCTGACGTAACCACGGTGCGACCGTTGCGGATTGCGGAGTACGGCAATTTCATCCGGCAGATCTCAAGCGGGCAAGCACTTGATACACCGTTGCGCGTGATCTCTCGCGCGGAGTACATGCAATTCGGCAACAAGGGCGCGCTTGGCGTCATCAACACGATCTACTACGATTCGCAATTCAACACTGCGACGACACCTTCACCCTCAACGGGGTACGGCACGCTTTACGTGTACGTGGCTCCCTCGGACACGACACGCACGATATACCTTCAAGCGCAACGTCCCTTGTCCGACATGACTACGGGGACTGACGAGTTTGATTTTCCTGCAGAGTGGTTCTATTACTTGGTGTACGCGTTGGCTGCGGATCTTGCGGACGACAACGAAGTGCCGGAGGATCGCATCGCCCGCTTGGAAAAAACGCGTGACACAATGCAGGCGAACTTGTTTGATTGGAGCATTGAGACGGCTCCGATGAATTTGTCTTTGGATACGCACGCGTATGCACCTTGGGGGCGTCGATAATGCCGATGACTAAACCCCTTCGTATTCCCTTGTCGTGGCCGCACAACCCGCGTGCTGCGAGTTCTCAGCGAGATCCTTTGCGTCTCAACATCATGGATGAGCACGCAGATGGGAAAGTCTACACGTTGAAACGCCCTGGTTTTACAACGACGTATTCACTCGGCGCAGGAACAGGGCAAGGAATTACGAACTACAACAACACCTTCTACGCAGTCATTGACGACGCGTTCAAGTCGGTTGTGGCGAATCCTAATTCGGGAACGTCGGCTGCGAATTTCACGCAGTCAGCAGTGCCCGCATGGAGTCCACGTTATATCGGTGGCGCAGTTGTGTTCAAGGATCGCATGTGGATGATGTCGGGGCAAGGTACCGTGACGTTGCCTGCAGGCGACATTTGGAGTTCCACTGATGGTGTGACGTGGGCTGCGAATTCTGGATCTGCTCCTTGGGGTGGGCGTTCAGGCTTTGGGTGTGTCGTGCTCGGCAACAAGATGTACGTGATGGGCGGCTTCGGAAGTACCACGGCGGCTCCATCCGCTTTCCTCAACGACGTGTGGGTGACTGAGAACGGTACCGATTGGGAGCAACTTCTTCCGTCAGACTCTACCGACCAGTTGCGTTGGAATCCACGCGGCAGTTTTGGTTGCATTGCTTCGAGCAGCGGGATCTTTGTGATCGGCGGTGCTGGCCCTTCATTCCTTTTCGATGACGTGTGGTTCTCCGCTGACGGCATTACCTGGACGCGTGTAGGCGGCGCATTCGGTTGGGGCAATCGTTTTGCGTTTGGGTGCCTCAACTATCAAAACAAGCTTTGGATCATCGCGGGTTACACCACGCTTCCAGTGAGTGACGTGTGGAGTTCGGCAGATGGCGGCGTGACGTGGGTTCAGACGACGGCGGGATTTGCTGCGGGCCGCTTTGAACCGGGAGTCTGCGTCTACAACAACAAGATGTGGTGCATTGGCGGCGTCGGTGGTGCCAATTACTCGGACGTATATTCATCGACCGATGGGGTGACGTGGACGTTGGTAACTTCAACACCAGGTTGGACAGGCCGCGCCGGTCCTGCAGCTTTGGTGTTTCGTACGCCGTCGTCGGTGAGCACGTTTCGCTACCCTTCTATTTGGGTGCTTGGGGGCAATACCGACTTGGGCATCACGAATGAAGTGTGGCGCGGGAATTTGGATACAGCAGTTGCGACGTCAGTTCCCTTGAATCCAACCGTTACCTTCCAACGTTATCAATTCAACTCGTTCCAAACCGGGACGCGTCTGCTCATCAAGAACCAATCGAATCTTTGGGTGTTCGATTCGGGCAGTATCACCGTGGTTACGGATGCAGGGTATCCGACCGTGACTGTACCTGGTTTGGTGGTGCTTGGCGGCGTTGCTTACGTGATGGACCCAAGCGGGTTGATCTACGCGTGCGCCTTGGACAACCCGTACTATTGGCCTGCGCTCAACGTGCTTGGTGCGGATTACGAAGACGACTCAGGGGTAGCGTTAGTCAAGTATCTGAATTACGTGGTGGCGTTTGGCACGTACACAACGCAGGTGTTCTATGACGCAGGCGTGCCGACAGGCTCACCGTTGAAGCCGTATCTCAACGCGAACATGAAAGTGGGTTGCGCGAATGCGAACACCGTCGCTCAAATCGGTGTGACTGTAGCTTGGGTTGGGCAGACGCGCGAAGGTTCGCGACAGGTATTGGTGTTCAACGGCTTGACGCCGACGCCAATTTCCACACCTGCGATCGACAAACTTATTTCGGACGTCTCGGCTGCGGCTTTGAGTGGTTTCATTGTGGCGGCAATGGGGCATCAGTTCTACGTATTGAACGGTGTTTCCAACGGCGGCGCATACTCTCTCGTCTACGATTTCAATTCAAAGGAATGGTACGATTGGGTGGGAGCCGTGGGTCGCTATGATTATTTCACTGCGGCGGATCTCAATACTGCTTACACGTTGCTCCTCGATGTCGCTAACGGAAACGTCTACACCACGGGTGCGGAAGTTTATGATGAAGCCGGGGTTAGTTTCACAATGCGGCTGCGGACAATTCCTTACGATGCCGAGGTAAAGCGCAAGAAATTTTGGGGACGCTTGGATATTGTAGGAGATCAAAATCCAGGGTTGCTTGCTGTCTCGTATTCTGACGATGATGGGCAGACCTACAGCACTCCACGTAACGTGGACATGAGCAGTGATCGTCCTGCCTTGTTCCGCAATGGCGCATCACGGCGCAGGATTTTCGTAGTGGAACAAACGAACAGTGGCCCTTCACGGCTTGAAGCGTTGGAGCAACAGTTCGAGATCGGAACTTAGGTGCCGGATTACACCACCGATAAGGGGATGGCGAGGGCGCTCGCTGCAGGTGCGGGGGATGCGCCGGGACAAATCCATGTTGATGATTGGATTCGCGCGCATCCCGACCAAAGCGATTACGGCATGGCGTCGTTGCTGCGCACGGTATCAGGGTCAGCACAGACGCTTGAAGGCGGTGGCACGTCGAATTACTTTTTGGACAACAGCAACAACGAGGGGAATATCACAGAGTTGGGGCAACAGACGCTCACGCAAGCGAAGCAGTACGATCCCAACGCTCACTTCGAAGATGGGGTGCTAATTTTCGATCGCTCAAAGTTGCCTGCTTTCGCGGGGGCTGGAATTGACGAGAAGAAGTATGGCCCGTTGACGGCTCTTAGTACCAACAACGCGGGCGATCGTGTGATCGATCCTCGCTTCATCATCCACGATGAGAATTACGGCGATTACACGTACTCAGGGAACTTGAAGGAAGCAAGCAATGACGCGGCGGGCAGTGGCATCATGGGGCAGATGGAAACCTACATGCCCACTGTCGTTGGCTCGATCATGTCGCTGGCAAGCGGCGGCTTGATGTCTCCGCAGTTGATGCAGATGCTTGCGTCGGTTTCGGAAGGTGGCGACATGAGCAATTTGTTGATGATGATCGCCAGTACCGTAGCAAATCAATATGCTCCCGGTGCTGGAACTGCAATCAATTTAGCGGCGGGTGCCGCACGTAGAGGTTAGTCATGCCACTCGGAATTCCTGTTCCTCGCGTTACGACTCCTGGTGGTATTGGTTTGCCTCCTGGTGCTGACACTCCCACGTCGGGCGATCCAAACACAACCGACGTCGGCGGCTTCGGCGGCTTGTTCGCGAGCATCCTCGATCTCATCCACGGCATCCAAGGTCAAGGTACGGAGCGTGGTGCAGTGGGTGCGGCGATGGCTGACCCCTTCGCTGCCCAACGTCCGCAGTACCAACAACAATTGCTTGGGTTGCTGTCGGACCCCTCATCGTTCAAAATGGACCCTGGTGCTGTCTTCGCACGCGACGAAGGATTGCAAGGTGTGGCCCGCGCGGGTAACTCGATGTTCGGAACTACGCGATCCGGTAACACTGCTGTTGAGTTGGAGCGTTACGCGACAGGCTTTGGTGAGCAAGCGTACAACAAGCGTATCGATCAATTGATGGCGATGGCAGGTGTGAACACAGGCTCGCCCGCTGCAGCGGCAGATGCGTACTTGCGTGGGACAGCGGAAAACGACAAGGATCTCGGCAGTGGCTTGCACAGCATCGACACGATTCTCAATATGCTTTCGCGCAGTGGTGTTGGCGGTGCCGCGTTGGACGCAATCAAAGCTGCATTAGGAATGACCGGCGGTGGAAGTGGTGGTCTTGGTGGTAACTTCACAACGCAACCCGGTGCTCCCGGCGGCGGGGGTTACGCGGGTACGGGAGATGAGCCTCCCGGCTTGGGTGGAGACGCGCCGGGAAGCACAGGCCCGCAATACGATTGGGGCACTGACCCTCTTCCTGGATTTGATGACGGCGGTGGACTTGGATTGTTTGATGGAATCGCGGGGCCATAACCATGCCAATCTACTCGAACCTGCTTGACATCGTTACGCAGGAACAGAAGATCCGCGAATCGCAGGTGGTGAACAACCTGCGCACGGCAGAGATCGATCAAATCCATCGCGCGAACCAGGCGGCAGATCTCACGCGTCAAACGAATCAAGCATTGCAGTTAGCACAGGATCAACGTGATGCGGCCAATACGCCGACGACTCCTCAAACTGCCGACGATGGTACGCCGGTTGCGAATCTCGATCCGGTCAAGCAGCAAGTGCAACAGGCACAAAAGGATTACGACACGTACTCGGAGTTGGCACGAGGGCAACGGCGTGCGGGTGTGGATGCCAAGGATGCTGAAGTTCGCGCGCAGGCAGCGGAGCAAGCATTATTTCATTCGACCCACTTGATGTTCGAACAACAAAAAGAAAAGGCAAAGAACATCGCATCGATGGCAGGTGCGGTTGCGCCTGACGGCTCGAACGTGGGTAACGTGGTTGCACAGATCGACAGGCTTGTTCCCCGGTGGTCCAAGACTGCGGATCTCGATAGAGATCTTATGGGCAATGTGGTGTGGGGTAAGCATACGCAGACGGCGCTCGCTCAGACGCAACAAGCGGGTGAGACTGCGAACCAACAGGTGATCGCGCAACAGAAAGCGTTGGAGTTGAAGCAGCAACAGGCGCGTTTAGAGTTCGACAAAACGGAAGCGATTCGCAAGGAGACAGAATCTAAGCGTACTGACGAGCGCGCACGCGAAGGGATCAAGGTTCGTGAACGTGCCGAGACGCGGCTGGAAGGTGCGGCGAATGTTGCCAAGTTCAAAGAGCCTTCGGCAACCGAAGTGAAAGACACGGCGGAAATGCTCAAGGCGAGTAATGAGGGCTTGTCGGCAACGGATGCTAAGATCGCGGCGCGTGACATGCTGAACAAGACCAACGATCTCTTGCGATTGAATTCGGCCAAGGTGGAAGCGGGAGAGTATTCGCGGGAAGATGCGGTCGCGGAAGCGCAGCAATGGGTCGGCGCGAAGATCAAGACGTTGGAACCAGGCAAGCCAATGGTCCCGCATTTCTTTAGCGCGAATGAACCGGCTGTGCCTGCGAAGACGAAGTACGATCGCACGGCGAACGCAGCACTCGAAGCGGCGGGCGTACCTGAGTTGGGTGTCAAGCTTGGAAAGGCCGGAGTGAGTTTTTCAATCACACCTGACAAGGGTTTGATCCTCTCGGACCCTGCAACAGCCAACGCCGGGATCGCGTTGCTGCCTGTGGGTACGAAATTCGTTGGACCTGATGGTAAGTCGTACACCAAAAAATGAGTGATTGGTTGCCCCCCGCTGACGTTGAACCTGCGCCGGAAAGCACCCCTGCAGGGGTCGCCGCCTGGTCGCCGCCCGCTGGCGTCGAAGAGGCAAAACCTCGAGCAGTTAGTGACCACTCACTCTCAGATTCCGAGGATCAGGTTTCCAGGGCGGCGAGCAGGACGCCGCAATCGGGCTTCGTGGATAAGCTCTTCGCACCGTGGAAGGGGGAGTCCCTTGGGTCGCTTGCAAGCCAGAATATGTTCGCCAACGACTACCGCTACGCCACGCGGGTAGCTGAGTTGACGCCGGAGCTTGAGAAGCAGTTCGCCAAGGAAAAGGCCGATGGTACGACGTCGGAGCCGTGGGCGGCATGGATGGGGGCGCACATCCCCGCCGCATACCAGGCCAAATTCAACGCCAAACCCCCTGAATTGATCCCTGACAGCCTCAAGACGGTCGCGGGGTGGCTCAACCTGCCCAAGCAGGTTTACGACGCTGCAATGGCCGATCCTGCGGGCTTCGTGTCGAACATGGTCAAGTCGATGGTCATCGATCCGCAACTCATGGTCCTGCCGGAGCTTGGGGCGGCGCGCACGGTCGCGATCGCGAAGACGGCAGCGGCGGGTGGGGTGGTCCAACAGGCCACCAAAGCCGGGGTGGTGGCAGAGAAGGTCGCCAGGGCGGGTGAGGTAGGCGCTCAGTTTGCCGGTCAGTCGGCGGCGATCTCGGCGGGGCGGCAGTTGGAGAAAACGGGGGAGTTCGATCCTGCGGAAGTCAAGCGTGAGGCAGCGGCGGGTGCCCTTGCTGGCATTGGCCTGTCGATGCTGCACGCGATCGTGGAAGTGCCGCTCAAGTCCGCAGCTAGAAAGCAGGGATTGACGGCCACCCCGGAGAATGTTGATGCGGCGGTGGAGAAGGTGCAGGAGTCGGTGAAGGAAGGCACTCCACTCGATCAAGCTTTGGCGGATACATTGAAGTCGTTCAGTGTGGATGAAAAGCAGGCCGATCAAATTGCCGCGTCGGTGAAACAAGCTGACGTGGTTTCCGAAGCTGTTGGTCGCGTAAAGGAGAACATCGATGCCATTAACGAAAAAGGGAAAGAAGATCAAGTCGGCAATGACGAAGCAGTACGGGGCAAAGAAGGGGAAGAAGGTGTTCTACGCGTCGGAGAACAAGGGGACCATCAAAGGGGTGGCCCGCAAGAAGTAGCAACGGAACTCACCCCCGAGATCCGCAAGCACGCGGACGACATGATCCTGAACGGCGACAAGCCAACTGCAGTGGTACGCTTCGGCGGTAAGGATTTCGAAGCGTCAAATCACTTCCTCGGAATACAGCAGGCGGATGCGGAAGGCTTGGTGCCGCGTGATGCAAAGGGTAACGTTAAGAAGGGTGAGCAAGATTCAATCAACCTGTTCAAGTTGAAAGATGGCACGTTGGTTGATCGCGATCAGGCAGGTGAGTTGTTCAGCGCCAAGCGTACGGAAGACATGCCGCAGGGTTTAACTGACGCGGAGAAAGCGGACTTGGCAGGGTTTGCAAAGAAGGGTGTAAAGAATCTCACACCTGAAGAACGGCAACGCGCAGTTGAGTTGGATGCCAAGGCACGCGTAGCAGCAGTTGCGGAAACTCAAGCAGTCATCCGTCGTGCAGCACGCAGCACCAACGACCGTCTCAACGGACAGGCAGGGCGTGCCGATCCCAAGCTCCTCGCAGCCTTGGCTCTTGGTGGACTCACTGGTTTAGGCGTTGCCTCATTCACGCAAGACAAGACGAAGATTATTGCCGCTGCAGTTGCCGCCGCTGCGCTCCCGTTTGCCCATCGCATCGTGTTGGGTACGGGGCGTGGTGTGGCCGACGTCGCCAGTGCATTTTTGAAGCGGCCTGCGTACGCGGTAAGCGAACCCTTCCGCACAATGGACACCCGTTACAACGTGATGTTGCAGAGTGCGCGCAATTGGGCGCAACAGACTGCAGCCTTGCGTCCGAAGCTGGCGAAGTATCTTGGCATTGGAAAGGAATCCTCGGATGTTCGTATCCGCGACTACGTGCAGGGTGCGCGTGATGTGCCTTTGTCGCCGCACGAAATGCAGATCGCCACATCGATCCAAAGCTTCCTCGCGAACATGGGTGAAGTCGCGGTCAATGCGAAGGTTATCCGCGAATTGCGCGAAAACTACCTGACAGGGTTGTATCAAAAGAAACCTACAACGTCGTGGAAAGATGTTGTGGACGCAATCGACCAAGCCAATTTCATTGAAGGTGCTCCCCCCGGCACGCGCGGCAGTACGCGCTTCTCACAACAAAAAATCTTCGATGATTACCGCACAGTCGAACGGTTGCTCGCGCAAGGTGTGGATCTTGGCATCATCCCGCTGACCAAAGACCCCATCCGCATTGCTGAAGCGTACGCTGCCAGCGTTGCCAAGAGCATTACGATCAAGCAACTTGTAGAGACGTTGCAAAAAACACCGGGGCGAAACAGCGCCAGTGGCAGGCCGATCCCGTTGGTAGTGCCGCACACGCCGGAAGCAAGCATGGCGGCGATCGTCAAGGCCAATGCGATCATGGCGCAGCAGTATGGGTTAGATGCTGCGGCAAAAGAATTCGCGAACAAGATGGCAATCTCTCGTGCGCCCAAGGATTACGTTGATTTCAATCATCCCGCTTTCGCAGGTTTGCGTGTTCACCAGGATGTCGTGCCCGCGTTGCGACTGCTCTTCGACACCACCACACCCAACATGCTCTCGCGCGGCCTCTACAACGTGAGCATGGCGGCGAAGTTGGGAGCCTTCGCCTTATCCATGTTCCATGCCGGATCGCTGGCGATGGTGGCAGGCGCAACGCTCGTGCCCCGTTTGACGACAGGCTTGGTGAGAGGGTGGGCACAACTGCCTGGCGCATGGCGCATGTTGCATGAGCCACCGGGACCGGAAGTGCGCGCGGCTTTAGCTGACGGCTTGCGCATCGTCCACGCGCCCGAGGATGTCAACGTCAACGTGGTCGATCGTGCGCTTAACATGACGCGCTTCTATCTTGAACAGTCAGCCGATGCCGTGGGCTTGCCCAAGAGTGTTGGCGCATTCACACCGGAAGCGTTGCGACAAATCGTTAAGTGGCATCAACAAGCTATTTTCCAAGTGATGTGGCCGACGTTGAAACTCGCCACGTACATCTCGGAGAAGCAGGCTGCGGTGCAGAAGGATCTTGCGGCGCACGTTCGCGATCCGCAGGGGCACCCGCTTACCCCGGTTAGCAAGATGGGGCGTGAGATCGCGGATGGCGTGAACACGTTATACGGTGGACTCAATTGGTTCGAGCTTGCCAACAACGTAGACAGCCGGATCATGCGTAACTTGGCTTCGGTCATATTCTCACCCTCCGGTCGCCGCTTCCAACAGCTTGCGTTGATGGCACCTGACTGGAACATCGCGGCGTTGCGCGCCTGGACGGAAGGCTTGCAGGCAGTGGGGCACGGCGCAGGCGTGGGGGCGAAGAAAGCTTCAGATGCGATGTACCGCAACTACCTTTTCTTTTCCGCTGCAACGTTGATCGGTGCGGGCGAAGCGATCCAATATCAACGTACGGGTCAGCACATTTGGGAGAACGAGGATTGGTCCAAAGTGCAATTGGGCGATGGTCGTTACATGGTTGTCAACAAGCACTTTGCTGAAGCGATCCACTTGGTTATCAATCCGGGTCAGTTCGTTGTGAACAAGATGAATTTGCTTCCGCGTGAGACGCTGGCGCAGGTGCTTGGGAAAGAGTACCTGACATACAACCCGACTGAAGGTTTAGGCGGGCCACCGATGGAAGGTGGCAAGGGTGCAGCCTCACGCGCGGGCCACGTTGCCGCGCAGTTTGCACCGATCACGACAAAGCAGATGGCGAAAGATCCGAGTGCCTGGTTCTATGGTTATCTCGGCGTGCCTGTGTACGGCTCAACCATCGAGCAGAAGGTGTTCGATGCGCGACGCAAAGCTGTGGTCGAAGGCAAAGATCCCGACGTGGCAGAGACGCGCTATCTCAAGAACCGCAATCGCTTTGCGGAGACGAAGGTTAAGAACGACGCCAAGGCTGCGGGCAAAGATCCCGAGGAAGCGGTGTTGCAGTATCGAGCCAAGCAGCAATCGATAGCGGAGTGGCGTGCAAGCCATGCGCCAGATCAATGAAACAGGTCTGTCTCTTATTGAGTCGTATGAAACGTTGTCGCTCGTGCCTTACGATGACGGCTACGGATTTCTCACGATCGGATGGGGACACAAGATGCTCCCCGGAGATTCCGGCGTTGCTATTACCCCCGAAGAAGCCGACGCTCTCCTCTACTACGATCTGCGTCTTGCGGAGGAAGCGGTCACGCGCCTCGTCACAGAGCCTTTGAACGATAACCAGTTCGCGGCGTTAGTTTCGTTCGTCTTCAACGTGGGTCAAGGGCATTTCAGTGGAAGCACGATGCGCCGCATGTTGAACAAAGGCGACTTCGCGGGGGCAGTGAAACAGTTTGCGCGGTGGGATATGTCAGCAGGCCAGCACAGTAACGGACTCAAACGGCGACGGAGTGAAGAGGCGAGTCTTTTTGTGCTACCAGTTGCATGATGGTGTTGCCCAACTCAGGTGCCGCCATGTTGATCTCCATCGCTTCCACTTGCGACGTGATGAACGGCGTACCTATCCCCAAGGTTTTCTTTCCACGCTGAAGCAAGATGCGCTCGTTGAATAAGAAGCGCGTGAACTCATCCCAATTAGCTTGTTGCTCCGTGATGAACTTGCGCAGGTGGCGCATGTCGATCCACAAAGTTGCCTGCGTGGTGTCATAGCGCATGTAGATTCCCATGCGTGGTGCTCGTTCGACCAGGTACTCAGTCTTTTTGTTGCGTGAGGATTGGTATTCTTTGACTACGAGCATTTGTTCGGTGAAGCGATTAAGGTAGGCACCGAAAAGTTCGATAGGATCGAAGCGCCCCTCATCCATGATGAGACGCGCGTTGTGAACTTCCTTGATGGTCCACTTGGCGACGCGCTTGACGTCTACCAACACTAGCCCAAGGTCGCGCATCAACATCAAGCCGTAGAGAGCGCAACCGATCGACGCCAACCACATGCGCTCTTCCCCTCTAGCATGAGATTGGATTTTCAGTTGCTCAATGCAGGCGCGCAAGCCCCGGCGTACCTCGTCCTGGTGTGTGACGATGTAGCGAAGATAGATCTCGCCTGCGTGTCCGTAGTTCTGACTCAAGACGTGGTACAACTCCTCGCCCGCCTTGTCGTCAAACATATCTTGTTTGCGGATTTTGAATTCGAACAGACGCAAGCGTTCCGCTTCCGGGTTGGCTTTGTGTAGCCCAAGTTTGTCCGACAGCGACGCGTTCGAGCTTGAGACAACGATCGTATTCCACGGGTACGTCTCTCGTTCAGTGCCGTCAATGCGGCTGCGCAATTTGCTGCGACCTTGGGTAATTTCGTAAACGAAGTCGCTGACTTTCTGGTGGTCTTCGTTCGTTACCTCATCAACGTACACGGGGAGTGACGCGAACATACCGATGCGTCCGATCTTGGCGTTGTCGGTATCTTTTTGCTTGAGCTTCAGCAATTCGAAGTCGCCGTACATCGACGTGAAGAAGCGGGCCATGCTTGTCTTGCCAGTATTCGAGGGGCCAACGACGTTGAACAACGCTCCCTCAAAGCCGGTGAATTTCATTAGTGGTGCTCCGGCTCCTGCGGCGAAGAGGAGGGCGTGAGCTTCCATCCCAGGTCGATCAAGGAGGGCGGTAGCGTTTGTCCAGAGAGTGCGATTACCTCGCGAATGAAATCCACTTGCCACTTTACTAACGGTCGTGCTAATCCCCACTGATTCAACAGTTCCGTCACTGTGAAAGGCCCGCTCACCGAGTACAAACGATTCGGTTCCATCTTTCCACCCCATTGAAGAGTGCATCTTGCGCATACGTTTGCGCTGTTGGATCTCGCTCATGTAAAGCGCGATGTAAAGCCTGAGCATCTTGGCATTCCCCGGCTTGACATGGTTATCGCGCATCGTTTTCTCGAATTCTTTTTCGCTGCCGACGTCGGACGAACGGAAAGTGAATTCAAGCCAACCTTCTTGCGGGAGCCAGTGACGGCACACTGTCACTTCGAATTGCTTGGCTTCATCGAACGCGATCTCGTGCAGGTACAGGTCGTACGGATACACCAGGACTTCGATGCCGTCAGGATTGGTGTAGGCGATGCCTTGTTGCGTGCGCTTGAACGGTTTGGGTGGTGCGACGAATTGTTCTTCAACTAATTCTGTGTCGTCGTTGGATGCTGCAACAAAATCCGTAAGTCGTGCAGGTGGGAGGGGTGCATCGCTAAATGTGACTCCAAGTTGGATAGGACTCGCAATTTTTCCGCGATGAGGGCACCCAAAGCACCCGACATGATTTCGTTGCTCGAACACCGCGCACGTAGTAGGGCCAAAGCCCTCGATCTGTTTGATCTTGGCATCAGTTTGTTGGGCAGTGTATTGCGGGTGGCCTTGCGACCATTGGTGTATAAGCTCATCGCCGTTCTCGCAAAAGTGAAGCACTTGTAATGCTGAGTACCAATGCGGTTCCTGAATGTCGCCGCGCTTGGCACGCATCTCTCCGATCTGTGCGCAACGGTCGGCAACTTTGTTAGCGTCAACGGGCGGGTAGTTTGAGGGGATTAGGAATTCAGCATTGATGTTGAGAACTTTTTGTTTCTCCGCTGCCGGAGGCTTTACTGGCGTAGGTAGCTCTTTCGCCGCAATCAAAATCAACTGGCTGAATTCATTAAACGAAATAGGTTCGGGGTCGTTGAGCGATGACACCAATAACTCACCCCGTTTGCGGTTGTGAGTACCAACGGGACGCAGTACAGAAGCGAAGTCGGCTACGCGAGTAGGATCTACGCGGAAGCCGTCGTGCGCGGCGACAGCTTTGAGCAGGCGCGCAGTGCTACGTGCGCGATCAACAGCTACCGTCTCGCCGAAGCAAAAATAAGCATGGAATCCGCCACCCGAATTAACCAGGAAGGGAGAGGGTAACGAATGTTTGTCGCAAAAATTCTTGAGTGCGGTTGCAGCGTCGATGCGGGTAGGAAATTTGTTTGGCCCTTCACCCACATCGAGATCGAGCCATGCGCTGCCGACATACGCTGCGTTGATGCTCTTGCGGTTTTCCCTAGTGGTGAAGCTAGAGCACGCGAAGTAAACTGTCTGCTTTAGGTTGTCGTGGTACATCGACGCAAGTGCGGCTTGCTCTTTGGTATCGAACCACTTGTGACTAATGCCATGCGGAGTAGTGACGGCGAGGCAGTAGAAGCCCGCGTCAGGCCACACCTTCTCGAAGAAGGCGAGAGTGTCCACAAGCATCCCTAAGCAGACGCTTTGAGAAGTTCGTTGATCTGCCTGTTGACGTATTCGATGATGCCGGGATGCCGGGGTTCTCGATCGTGGTTTACAATTTGGATGACCCACACACGGGAGAGCGAGAAGGCAGTCGCCAGTTCACCGTTGGAGTAACCACGAGTTACGAGGGTGTTCAATCCCCGGCGATTGATTTTAGGCGATGGCATTGTGATCCTCGAAATGAAAAACAAAAAGGGCGCGCATGGTGCATCTGCGCATTAAGTCTCTCAGCGACACCCTTAATCATCAATCCCCGAACATCTCACCAACGCGTTTCAATTCCTCATCCATCGCAGCGTCAGTTTGTTGCGGCGGCGCGGCTGCAGCAGCGGCACCGGCTTGTGCAGCGGCGGCTTTGTTGCCTGCAGGACGTCCACGCCGAGGGGGTGCGGCGGCAGGGGCGGGGGGAGTAGTCGCGCCGAGATCCATTTCCTCTCCGGTATCGGGCGGGGGCGGCGGCTTCGGCGCTGCGATCGCGGGCACTGCAGCAGGCGCGGCGACACGCGGGGGGCGCACGGGTGCCGGTCCCTGACCCTGCTCTTGCACAATGGCGCGGACGTCATCACCATCGACACGGCTTTGCACGTAGGCGATCTCTTCCGGCAGGAGGAAGCGTCCGAGTTTGAATTGCAGCAACGGATACTGCGCCTTCATGTTGAAAAACAACGTTACTGCCACGTTACGCAAGGGAATTTGCGCTTCGCCGCCCTCGATGGGGTACGCGTTGAGCAGTTGCATAAATTCCATCCACGAGAACGCGTTTGCCGGATCAGTCTTGCGATCTTGCTTGTTGCGGTTCAACGCAGTGGGCGAGAGCTTGAGCGACAACGCCGTACCTGCAAGTGTGTCAGCAGCTACCTTGCCCTTGACTGACGACGTAGGCAACACCGCCAGGAGCTTGCCGTCCGTACACGCGCGTCCCTTGTTGCCAAGCTCGTTGATGTAGGAACCCCAAACGTTGTGCGGACACGCAGCACACGTTGCGCATTGCTGCACGTCCGCGTTGGGTGAGGGCGTTACACCATCGTACGAATAACAAACAGGTCGGCCCGTTTCCGCATTGGGATCGTACTTGGTCTTATCATACGTACCGTCCGCACGCGCTTCGCCGTAGAAAACTTTGTACTTGCCGGGATTGCTGGCGAGCACCACGACGGAGAGCAGTTGCATTGGCACCGAATTGCCGCTCTCGTCTCTCTTGGTAATGATGATGTCGGCACCGTCGGAATCAATGATGTGGAACTTGCCACCTTCGATACCGAGTTTGGGTGGTGCGACGAAACCGCTCGATAGTCCAGCGGTGAACTCGTCATTGGCGGTTGTGTCTTTCGGTTGTGACAGAAGGTACGCAGGTACGGCGGGCAATTGCTGCCCCTGGAAAGGGACGACTTTAGACATTGCTTAGACTCCCCTTTGCTCGTTGATAATAGGCACGGGTACAGCTTGGTTCAAGGCGAACTGTTCCGTACTTGTCTTGGAGATACTGTTTGTCGGCGCGGCCTACGGTACGATCGCGTGCCATGCGTCGCAGAGCCTTGCATTTTTTGTCGTTCATGTACCCCTCGCCCTGTTGAATCCAAGATCAATCGAAGCCGCGTAGTTTACTCCGGGTGGCGGCGTTTGTGTTTCCTCGACAATGGCTTCCACCACCGTCTTGTTCACGGCATGAGTCAAGAGATCGTAGCGGTTGTGCTTTTTGATGTATTCCCACGTTGCTTCCCAATCTGCAACTGATGCCGAGACGAAGCGTTTCTTGTAGACAGTACCAACGCCTTCAACATTCATGTTCTGCAATCCTTGCTGATCCAACTGCGCGAGGATGTAATTGGACATCCGTGCAAGCGGCGCTTCAAGTTCAGCGATTTCTTTTTTCTGTTCGTCTTTCCTTTGCGAGATCCTGTCGCGCAGCTTGAACATG